CTCTACTTTTATGTCTTTTGATTCTAAATTCTTATTTTTATTATACCATTCAGATTTATCTTTATCTTTCCATGTTGTTTTAAATACGATACAAGTTCTTAAATAATAACATTCTCTACTTACTGGCATACCTTGATGTACTAAGTTAGCTGTAAATGCAATTAATCTATTTCCCTCATATTGAATGTATGCTGGATGCATACCTATTTCTTGAACACAAGTTCCACCACCCCAATCACCACCCCAATCTAATCTAGGATAATATATCATAGTGACATCACCATCATCTTGATGTATGTGTGGTTCTATTCCATGTGTGTGTGCATTAAAGTAAACTCTTTCCATGTCTACCTCATATTTTTTTTGTATACTATTCCATATAGGTTCTACAAAATCATATCCATTTTTATTACATTCTTCTATATTGTGTCCAGCAAGAACATGCCAATGTTTATTTTTACCATCTGTTGAAGATTGATAATCATACTTCCATGATACCTCTCTCATTTGCATATCAATTAATTGAGCAATATGTTCTTCTACGAAATCATTATTTACATCTATCATTACATCAATCCTGCTTCAAAGTTTTTCCATTGTATTGCATTTTTAATATCCCATCCTCTTGCACTTATAGATTTAAGTACACCATCAACATATTTAACAACAACTTCTAAGTATACTATTTTATTTTCTATTTTGATAATTTCTTCATCTGATTCAATGTAGATAGATAGGTCTGATTTAAGTACTTTTAAATCGAAGGGTTTTGTTACATATACATTTGCATCTGATTTACCGCCGTAGTATTCCCACTTATCTCGGTAAAGCATTTTGTAATCACCTTTTGCTTTATACATCAATAGCTCAAATTTACTTTTTATATCTAAGTACTTTGCATATAGTTCTTGGTTTTTTAAAGATTCGGTATCAAGTCTTTCATCATTTACTTTCAAGTCCATTGCAACTTGAATTTTTAATTCATCTAAGGTCATTTTCACTCCACAATAATAATTCTATAACTATTTATAGTGTTACTATTTCGTATATTGTATATTTAAAATTTACTGTTGCTGTTAGATATTCAACATCAGTTTGGTTTTGTGAATAAGATAATCCACTTAAACTTGTAGGGAAAGTATCTCTAAAACGACACTCTACTACTGGGTTATTTTTATTTGTTAGTATTGTCATAACACAATCACTAGTCATAGCCAATTCTGGTGTTGATGCTCTTACATCACCTATATCATTACTTTCACCTCTTGTTTTTGCAGACATGTTTGAAGTTACACCTCTAAACTCAGAAAATTGTTTTCTATCTTTTGGAAATCCAATACTTGTTAACCAATTATGTATCTCAATATAGTTTTCTAAATTTTCATCTACAATAAATGTTATTGATAAATCTTCATAAGTTAATTTATCACCTAGTATTTCAATATCTTTAAGTGGTGTACTAAATTGACCTTCACCTAATGTAATGCCAGGTATGTTTGCCTCAGTAGTAAAATATTCTACTTTGGGTAATTGATTGATTAGAAAACGAAATTGAGTTGGACTTGAATAGTCTAACTTAGTTGGTTGTCTATTGATTGTATTTGCCATACTTGTATTTATAAGACTTAAAAAGAAAAGGGATAGACTTCTCTATCCCAATTCCATAAGTATTTAGAGTTAACTACTTCTTAGCTGAACGAAGACCTAAGTCTACATTTCCAGCATCTTGTAATACATCACCATTGAAAGGTGTACCTTCGTACCCAACTTCTTTGTTGATTCTTGCAGCAATTGATTTTTCTTCATCTGTTGCAAAATGTGTATCCCAAGCAGCTAATCTTTTTCTCATGTACCAATGCCATATAGGTGGTACTAATGCGATAAAGAATACTACAAAGTATCCCCAACCTGTATTTGGACATCCAACATTTTCCAATTCCCAGAAGTGAGTTTCACCTCTGTCATGGTGGTCTGCTTGTCTTCCTATTTCAATAAAGAACCAAGAAGTAAAAGCTGTTGAGTTATCCCAGTTATGTCTGTAATCTATCGGTTGGTCTTTCACACGAATTAATCCGTAATGTTCTAGATAGTTAAGTGCTTCTAGCTCAAAGTTTGAGATTCCCCAAACTGTTGCTAAAACAGCCATTCCTATCCAACCACCAGCTGCAAAGAATAATGCAACTGTTGGCACTGCCATCAGATACCCACGTATCCAACGATTTTGCCAAGAGATAAATGATACACCCATACGAGCAAGTCTTTCTTTTTCCATATTGTATAGAAATTTAGACTGACCTAGATATGAAAGTGGGTAATGACCATAGATTGTTCTACCACGAGGTGCAGTAGCAGGGTCATCTTCACTTGCAAGTTCTAGATGATGGTTGTATACATGAGCGTAACAGAAATGTGCTGAACCAGACAACGCCATCATAGTTCTTGATATTACAAATCCAAATCCTTTAGTATGAGATAACTCATGACCATAGATGATTCCGATTCCAATAAAAATACCAGATGATAATGTTGCACCGATTAAGTTAATCGCTGTTATACCTTCAGACATGACCAACAAGCCAGGTATGATAGTCATGATAACCTCGCCTTCCATTCCACCTAGTGTCATGAAAGTATTTAATCTCCATGCCATTACTAGTTGAAACAGTACAAAGACTGGTAACATGAAGTACATAGTCAAGTTTTGAAAACTTGCCCACCCTAATGAATTACCTTCATTATTGTAGCCTACTCCTGTTGTTTCGAATTTAGTAGCGATATCGACAAGTAAACCTACGAATAGTAAAACTACTCCTAGCCATGCCATTATGCCACCGATTAAGACACCTGTTCCAGCAACTATGATTAACACAGGTGCTAAAAGATATCTAATGTTTAGTAAAAAATTTCCCATTTCGATTTTCTCCTACGAAATAGTTATATCATCCACAGCCTTGTGAATGACTTATCCATATGTTGTACTATGCTGACATAAGAAACACTTTCAATTTGGAATGAAAATGAGGGATGTCAGTACCAACACATATCTGATTATATTTATAAAGAAAAAAACCTTAGTAATTAACTTTTGTCCATCTTTTGTATAGATTAGAATATGTTAATATACTAATAATTCCCTATAGAATATAACATCATGTAAACACTATACTACATCTAAACAGGTTTTGTCAAGGGTTTGTTCATAATATTTCAGACAATAAAAAGGGCTTCCGAAGAAGCCCAATTCATTTCCTTGTCGAAAGTCAACAATCTTACATTAAGTTTGTAACTTTAACCCTTCTGTAGTACTTGTTAGTATTAGCTGTAATACTTGTATTCTCAGCTGTACCAGCAGCAATCACTCCAGTGTGGAATGGGTTTGCAGCAATACCATAACGAGTCTTAAATCCAATTTTTGGTTGGAAAGTGTTTTCGCCAACTGCACGAACCATTTGTAGTGGTACGTATGGGCAATAGAAAACACCAGCATCATAAGGTGAAGTACCTTTATAACCTACAACGTAGTATTGTGAAGCGGCTACGTTTGCAGAATATGGGTCAACATATACTTTAAACCTTCCGTTCATAACACCAGCAAATGTAGCAGATGTGTCATCAACATTTAAGTTGTTGTTTAGAGCAGGTGTATAATCTAAAACTCCAGCCATTTGAAGTGCAGATGCAACATCAGCAGAACAGATGATTATATTACCTTTTCCTCTACGAGTTTGTTGTCCGATTGCGTTAGCATCTCTTTCCAGAGCGAACATTAAACCTTTGAATTTCTCAACAGACCAACGACCGTTTGAATCAGTATCTAAATCAAAGATTCCAGCAGTAGTTGTGTTTACTTGAGCACCTTTAACAGCAGAGACGTAAATACTTCTTATTACTTCTCGGTTGATTTCAGCAAGAATTTCACCAGACAATATGTTTGCTAGTTCTGTTTCTGCATCTAAACCATGAATTGCTTTAAGGTCTTGTGCAAGTTCCATTGTGTACTCAGCTTTTAAAGCACGAGTAACAGCGGTAACTGTTGTTTTTTCTATACTAAACGCCATTTCAGCAAATGCGTTAGCACCAGCATCTCCTAAAGCCTCACCTTGTGCAGTAGTCATACCTGTTGGGGATGTATACTGACCAGCAGATGGACTGTCGTTTAATGCAGATGGGTTTGAACCTGTCATTGCAGATGATGTTAAGTCACCAGCAGCGTCATCATTAGATATACCTGAATCAGCTTCATCACCTAATGCTTCAGCACCGTCCATAGATGCAAATCTTGCTCTCATAGCAAAGATAAGTCCTGTAGGACCTGTCATTGGTTGTACACCACATACATCATATGCGATTAAGTTAGGCATTGAACGTCTAACTAACGAAATTAATATTGGGTCCCAGTTCTCAACATCAGCACCAGTGCTGTTTGTTGGAGCTGCTTCTCTTAAAAAATTTCTATCTTCTTTAATAGCTTTTTCTTGATTTTCAAGAATTACAGTAGTTACTGCCCTTTTGTACGAATCAGCAATTGGAGCTAAATCCGGGTGTGCAAGGACTGGCGACCACTTTTCTTGTAAATTTTCTGTTTGAAACATTTTTAGTTTTCTCCTTTTATTTACTTTTATTTATATAATTACTTACTTGCACCTTTGACAGCAGTTCCGATTGCTTTTGAATAAGCAGCCATCGAATCCGTTACGTCAATGTCCTGTGCAGGGCCAGTTTCTACATTATCTATGTTTTCAGTAGTTTCCTTAATTGTTTTAGGGAAATAACTTTCTTTTAAAGTATCAAGTTTACTTCTGAAATTATCTTCGTTACCGAAGTCAACATCTTCTGTAAGACCTTTAAACTTTTCAATTTCTGTATCAGCTAAATCAGAAGACATTTCTGATATAACTTTATTACGAGTTAGTGAGTCATTTCCCTTTTTCAAGTTCATTGATTCATCCAAAGTCTTATTAACTTTTTCTTCTAACTCTGCAATTTTGTCGGACTGTGCTTGTAACACATCATATTTTTCATCAGGGATGTCAACATAATGGTCTTCGAACAGTTGTTTCAAGCCAGCAATAAAGTCTTCAGCGATTTCACCTTTAAGACCTCTTTCTAATGCTAGTTCGTTATCTTTCATCCATTGTTCTACAACATAGTTCATGTATGTATCTACTTTTTCTGTTAATTCAGATTTATTAGATTTTACACTTTCTACTAGTTCGTTGTCATAGCTTTCTTGAAGTCTTTTAACTTCATCACGGACTTTAGATTTAACTGCAGATTCAAAAACAGTAGCTGCTTTCTTTTTAAACTCATCTGTTAAGTCACCTTCTCCACTCATAAGAGCTTCAACATGTTCTGTAACATCTATAGTTTTGATTCTTTGTTCTACAGCTTCTTTTTG